TCCTCGAAGCGGCCATCTACGTTCCCGGCTTGCTGGACGGACTGCCGCAACTTTCGGAAATCAATCATCGTTGGCATTGGCCACCGTTGCCGGACCTCGACCCGGTGGACACAGCAAACGCGGCCTCGATCAAGCTCGGCAGCGGTCAATCGACGCTGACACAGATTCACGCGGACGCCGGCCAAGATTGGGAGACCGAAGCGACGCGAGCGGCGACCGACTTCGGCGTTGACGTGGCGACGTACAAGGCGGCGTTGTTCGCGAAAACATTCGCCTCGCCGGGTGCCGGTCAATCAGCAGTCGGTGGAATGCCAGGTGCTGCACCAGCGGCGACGGCGGGAGCATTCACCGGCACGAAGCGACGCGATTTTACGAACAACCAAAAAGCGACGGCGGAAGTCCTCTCGGCAATGATCGCTGGAACGTCCGAAGTGTTGACAAAAGCGAGCCTTTTGCGACTCGGTTGGGATGATGCGGCGGCTCAGGCGTTGATCGACGATGCCCGCGATGGTGCGATTACGTCACCAAACCTGGACCCGGCTGCGAGCGGATCGGCGGTGCCGGTATGAAAAATCTCAGCTTGCTCGCCTCACTGAATTTGAAAGCGGACGGTTCTCCGCGACGCTTTTCAATCCTCGCATACTCCGGCGGAAAGCTCGCCGTTGATGGCTTCGATCTGCCGGTGATTGTCGATCTTGCCGGCCTGACGATTCCTGCCAGCGTTCCGATTTTGATTGACCACACGAAGTCCGTCGAAGCAACGCTCGGCCTGACGGACACGATCACCAACGACGGCAGGACGCTGTTGATGGCGGGTGCGGTAACAGGTCAATCGGCAATGAGTCAGCAAGTCCTCGCACAGGCGGCGGCAGGTCATCAGTGGCAAGCGTCCATCGGTGCGTTGGTCGGCGACACGGTGGAGATCACCGCTGGTCAATCAGTCACGGTCAACGGCCAGACATTCCAAGGGCCGGTCATCGTCGCAAAACAATCTGTTCTCCGCGAAACGTCCGTCCTCCCGATGGGGGCCGATCCGACAACTCAGGTCAATCTTGCCGCCAGTGCGGCATCTTCTCAGAAAGGTTCTGCTATGAACTTCGATCAATGGTTGGTTTCACTCGGCGTTGACCCTGCGAAACTGGACGACACGAATCGCGCCGCGATGCAACTCGCTTACGATGCCGCACAAAATCCGACGCCAGCGACGGCGATGCCCGCCGCTCCGCCGGTTGCTGCGGCTCCTGCTGCTCCGCCCGCCGCACTTCCGACCGCTTCGGCTGGTGCGACGATGAACCTGCAAGCGTCGTTGACGCAACAGAATCAGCAACTCGCCGCCAACATGCGACGAGTGAGCGAGATTCAGGCGAAGGCTTCGGCGTTCCCGATGATTGCCGCGACAGCCATCGAGCAAAACTGGTCGCTCGACAAGGTGGAACTGGAAGTCCTCAAGGCATCGTCAGCCAAGACTCGACCGACCAGCTTTCGCGGTGCCGAGAGTGCTCCCGAAAATCAACCGCTCGTTTTGGAAGCGGCGATGGCGGTGGCTCGCAAGGTCACGAACAACGGACGGACTCCGGGTGTTGTGGCGATCGACAAGCAATACACCGACCAAACGCTGCAAGCTGCTCACACGCAGTTCCGTGGTCAGATCGGTTTGCAGCAGCTCATCATGATTTGTGCCGCTCAGGGCGGCATGCCAGTCTCGGCCGGCGATCGCATCACGACCGGCAACATCCGGCAAGTGCTGGCCTATGCCTGCCCGAAGAGTTTGGAAGCGTCGTTTTCGACGTTGAGCCTGCCTGGCATCCTCAGCAACATCGCCAACAAGGAGATCTTGCAAGGGTACATGGAGGAGGATGCCGTGTGGCGTGAGATCGCTCAAATCAAATCCGCGAGCGACTTCAAGACGATCACGAGCTACCGGATGCTCGATGACATGGCCTACGAGAAGCTGGGGCCGGCTGGTGAGATCAAGCACGGCAAGCTCGGCGAAGAGTCGTTCACTCGGTCGATCGACACCTACGCGAAGATGTTCAGCCTGACTCGGCAGGACATCATCAACGACGATTTGGGGGCGTTCGACGACCTCAAGCGGATCGTGGGTGCCGGTTCAGCAATGAAGCTCAATGATTTGTTTTGGGCGACGTTCCTGGGCAACCTCGCGACGATCTTCACGGCGACTCGCACGAACTACATCACCGGTGCGACGAGCAATCTCGGAACCGATGGTGTTGGTTTGGGACTTGGACAGAAGGCGTGGCGATCACGGACATCGCCAGCGGCAGACGGTGCCAAGCGATTGTCGGGAACGGCCAAGTTCCTGTTGGTCCCGCCAGAACTGGAAGTCATCGCCGACGCGCTGTACGCGACTCGAAACGTTGCGGCGGTCAAGGTGTCCGACTCTAACACGTTCGCCAACAAGTACACGCCGATCGTTGCGAATCAACTCTCTGATTCCTCGATCAGCGGGTACTCGACGACCGCGTGGTATCTGCTTGGTGAAAAGAGCAAGGGATCGCCGGTGGTTGTGTCGTTCTTGAACGGCCAAGAAACGCCGACAGTTGAATCGGCAGATGCTGATTTCAACACGCTCGGCATCCAGTTCCGTGGATACCACGACTACGGTTGTGACCTCGGCGACGGATACGTCAATGCGTTGATGAGCAAAGGTGCTGCGTAATGAGCGTTGGCTGACGCTGAAATTGGCTAGGGGTGTTCTATCCCCTCTCACACTTTTGAAAGGTTTTTATCATGGCTCAAGTGCAAACGATTAATGGTCCTCCAGGTGATTCGATCGACTACACGCCATCCGTCGCTGTGACTGGTGGTGACGTAGTTGTTCAGTCAGGACTTGTCGGTGTGGCTGTCACGGACATCGCTGCGGACAAACTCGGTTCGCTCTCGGTGACTGGTCTGAAATATGTGCCGAAGACGACAGCGGCTTGGTCAGTTGGGTTGCCTGTTCACTGGAACGCGACCGGCGACCCGGACAGCGGGACGGCCGGAACTGGTGCCGCGAATCAACTCGGCGTCGGAGTGCTCATGGGCGTGGCCGCGTTGGCCGCTGTGAGCGGTGACGATCGCGGTTATGTTTTGCTCGGCAGAGCGGCTGGCGACAATTCTGGTGCGTCCAGTTCTGTGACGCCGACTGTTGGTGGCGGAACCACTGGCCTGATTCCTGCGAATGCAGGATTCGTCACGGTCATCAACGGTGTTGACGCCAACAGCCAGATCAGTCTGCCGGCCGGAACGGTTGGTGACGAAATCAAGATCTTGGTCGGGACTACCGGCTGCGAACTGATCTCCGCAGTCGCGGCCGACAAAGTGAACGAAGTTACCGTCGGTGCGACGAATGAACTCGCGCTGACGGCAGAAGCGTTCTATATCTGCCGATACACGAAATCCGGTTTTTGGATTGTGGTCGGTCGAACCAAACTCGGAGCCGATCAGGCAGCGTTGGTGCCTGACGCTCTGTAATCCCCCGGGCTGACGGTGCGGCGGTGAGTCCGCCTCTCACTGCCCGCCGTCTGGCTTGGTTTTGGAAACGAAGAATGAGTCTCTCAGGTGTTGGGACTGCGTTGGTAACGTCGCTGCTGGCACAAACCGGCAGCAGTTGGACGTACACGCAAGTCAACACAACCGGAACTCTCAGTCTCTACAAAGGAGACATGCCGCCGGTGATTGTTGACAACGGGATGGGTCAAGCGATTGAAATCATCATGGCATCTTTCCGTGGTTTGCGAAGCGATTTTGAAGCGTTGTGTGCCAAGCCGTTGCGAGGCGACAAGCTGACCGATGGCACGACGACCTATGACGTGCAGCCGATCCTCGACAAGTGCTTCTACACGGTCGGCGGAATGATTCACATTCATGCGAAACGAGTGAGTGGATAATGGCAGCCGTCACGATCGACCCCAGCATTGAAGCCTGCCAAGCGTTGATCGCACGCATTAACACTGGAACGGCCTACACGTTGCAGGTTGACGCAATTTACTCCGAGCAGTTGATTGATCCGCTAGAAGAAATCGACGTGCTGCGGGTGGATGTCTGCACGGAAGAATCTGAAACGCTGGAGGAGACCCTGGCTATTGAGGATCGCACGAGCCACAAGATTCGGATTTGGATTCGAAACAAGGTCAACGATTGGGAAAACAGAACGATCGACCCGCTGAAGCTGCTCGTGCGGCAGATTTATCAGCGAATAAACAACTTCGATTCGAGCAACCAACGGGTGCGAGTTTGGGAATGTGACTACGAGCCTCTTGAGAATCCGAGCAAAGAAACATTGAAAACCGCTGGCTTATTCGTGTCGCAGATTGTTCTGCGAGTTGAAGTTGAGGCGGCGTAATGGCTCAGACTGTGACGATCACTGGCGATAAGAAATTGGACGCGATGCTTGCAAAGCTCTCGGACAAAGTTGGCCAACGTTTGATGAAGTATGCAATGAAGGCCGGTGTGTCAAAGTTGTCAGCGGCAATTCGCAAAGCCGCTCCGGTTGGTCCGACTGGCAATCTCAAGAAGTCTGTCGGATCGCGAGTCGATGAAAAATCAAAAGGCATATTTGAAGGCAAAGCGGGACTCAACGTTGGAAAGAACTCGCCGAAGAGAAGTGGCCGCAGTGCTCCACATTCACATCTCGTCTCGCTCGGCACAGTCGCTCGCGTTCGCAAAACGATTGGCGGACGGTTCGGCTACCTCCTTAATCCAACTTCGCAACAACTGAGTACGGGCACGATGCCAGCGAACTCATTCGTGAAGACGGCGGCAGCATCCGCTCAAGGTGCGGTGTATGCCGCGATGCGAAAGAACTTCGGCCGCAATCTTGCGAAAGAACTCTCGAAACTTAAATAGGAGACCACTGTCATGGCCGTGAAAATGAAGTCTAAAGGCACCGCGTTCTCTGTCAGCATCTCGTCGGTGTATACCGCGATTCCCGAAATCCAATCTATCTCAAAAAGTGAAGAGGGTGGAGAGGTGTACGATTCCAGCACTCTCGACCAAACATATCCCGGCATGCTGCGCGAAGCGACCGGCTATTCATCGACTCCGGACTACACGGCGAAGCTGTTTTACGATGCGGCGAACGCTGTGCATGCGGCATTGAAGCAGCTCGCACGAACTCCGGTGGAAACGACACCGTTCGCCACGAATTTCAAATGCACTTACACCAACGCGACGCCCACAAGTGAAGTCTGGGCGTGTCCTGCCGTGCTCTGGTCGGAAGAGATCGAGCGATCAAGCGGCGTGATGGCAACCGTGAAAGTGCTCACGTCCGGTCAAGTCTCTTAACGAGTTGGGGGAACGATGAAATCTGTCTTTCTGTCTGACCAAAGCGCGAACGAACAGCAGTTGACCGAGCAGCAACGTGCTTGGGTGACGCCTCGCACAGAGAACATCAACGGCGAAGAGCGGATCGCGTGGTGCTATGCCAAGGGTCAAGTCGTTGAGGGTGATTTTGCCGTCTTGGTTGTTCGCTTCGGCATGGCCGCTCCGCTCGATGATGAATGCGCGAAGGCGTGCGGTCTGAGTGCTGACCAACTGGCACACGTCCAAGTTGAGTACGAGATGACGTCGAAGGGTCTTGACGACAAAGACGAGCGGGCGTTGTATCGAGCCGGTGTCATCACCGGGTTCGACAAGCATCACGAGTTGATTCACGGCCCGAATTGGGACAAGTATCAGGCGGCGTTGAAGGCCAAAGAGGAAACGGAGGTTTGATGTCGAGCATTGATTCTCGCTGTGCCAAGCGGCGGAAGTATCCGGTCGAACTGGACGGCGAAACCGTTTTCGTGCGATCGCTCACAAATGCGGAGCGAGGCCAGCTTGCAGGTCTCATCGACAGCGATCAGGTGACGGCGTGTGCGATTGGGTTCGGGCTGATGGATGATGCCGGCGGTGCCGGGTTGCCACAGGCAGAGACTACGGAAACGCTCGCTGATTGGATTGCTCGCATCCAAACGCTCATTGCGACTTGGCCAAGCGACACGACGCTGCAATTGCGTGAAGCGATTGCCAAGGTCACGACGACGCCTGGTGTCGAGAAGCTCATAAAAAACTAACAGCCGACAGCGAAGCCCGCTTCGCTCGCAAGCTGGGGCTGGCTGTCGGACGCCTCGATTGGTGGAACATCAAAAGCGAGCACACGCCTTTCGAGTGGGAACTACAAATTGCAGCCGATCATGTTGACCCGATTGGAGAAGACCGGGCTGACATCCGAGCGGCAGTCAACACGGCCAACCTGATCGCCAGTAATTCAACAGAACTGCAAATGAACGCTGACAAGTTTGCTGAGTTGGTGGACGGGTTGCGGAATTATTTGCAGACGACTCAACCGCAAACGGAAAACGTGAGCGAAGTTTTAGCACTGATGAAAACCGGAGATTGATTTGATGGCCGGAGACATCGTTGCGAAACTTGGAGTCGATAGTTCGCAATGGGCGAGTGGTTTCGCAAAAGCACGCGGCGACGTAACTTCGTTTGCTGGTGCCGCGAAAAAGGCATACGGGTCGCTTGATGGCATCGTCATCAAGAAATGGAAGGATGATCTCGGTCAAGCGAAAGTTGCCCAAGGTTCTTTCGTCAACTCAGTCGTTAGAGGTTTCGCTCCGATCGGCATAGCACTGGCCGGTGCGTTTGGCGTGAAGACTTCGGTTGCGGCGTTCCAAGAATCGCTGACGCAATCACGCAAGCTGAATTCTGTGCTCGCAGCAACAGGTGGAGCGGCCGGCCTGACTGGCGCACAGATTTCAGACTTTGCGGCTGATCTTCAAAAGGTCACGAACTTTGAAGACGACGCGACAGTCGGAGCTGCGGCATTGCTGGCCAGCTTCACGAACATTCGCGGCGACGTGTTCAAGGACGCGATCAAGTCTGCCGCCGACATGACGACGATCCTCGGCGGCGACTTGCAGGGCAACGTGCGACTGCTCGGCAAGGCGTTGAACGATCCGACCAATGGCTTGGCGAAACTTTCAAAAGCTGGAGTGAGCTTCACTGACCAGCAGAAGAAACAGATTGAGACGATGCAGGAGTCGGGCAACGTGCTCGGTGCTCAAGGCATCATTTTGAAAGCGATGAGCGAAAAGTTCGGCGGGGCTGCGGAAGCGTCGGCCGAACCGCTCAAGCAACTTCAGAACACGATTGGCGACGTGGCGGAGAACATCGGGGCGCTGATGCTTCCCGCGTTGAGCGTTGGTGCGACGACGTTATCCGACTTCCTTGGCGTTGTGGTTGGCGGCGGCGATGCGTTCAAGGATTTTGGTATCGAAGCGGCCGTGCAGCTTTCGCATATCACCGGGCTGTTTCAACTCACTTCGCTCAACTGGTCGATTGCGCTAATTGAATTTCTGCCACAAGGACAAGGAATCTTTCAAACGCTTGGTGCGTTCATCAACGCGACATTCAAGGCAAGTACGGTTGCAGCCGGGTTGTTTATTGAGAACGTTATTGATGGCTTCACTGAGTTTCGGAACATTAGCGTGGCGGTGTTCGACTCGATCTGGGCTGGACTCGAAGCACTGATCTCAATGGAGAACCCGTTCGCCGCAATGTCTGCTGCGTTTTCCGAGACGATGGAGTCGATGGTCTCGCCGGACAAGGCTCAAGGATGGGCTTCCGGTTTCGCCGAGACGTTCGCCAAAACGTATCAAGCTTCGATGCAAGGTTTTTCCGAAGGCGGCGGAATGCTCAAGGGAATGAAGGCAGAGCGTGATGCGTTGACGGCGTCTCTTGGTGCGTCGATGAACGAACAGAAAAAAGTGCTGCAAGAAAAGTTCTCGCCAAACAAAGTGATTCCCGGTGCCGGTACGCAGCCACTTGATGACTTCTCGAAAGACGACAAAGAGAAGAAAGCCAAGACGGAGAAAGAAAAGACCGTCAAAGATAGTGCAGGTGATGTCAAAGCGGCATTGATTGGCACGTCAGAAGCGGCGTCGATTGCTACTCGTGGCTTCGGTGCTGGCAAACTGAAACTCGACACGTTCGATGCACTGTCGCTTGCCGAAGAAAAACGCATCACCGCTGCGATCAACAAGGCGGCTGCTGAAGCCAAGGCGAAACGTGAAGCGAAGCCGTTGTTTTTTGATCAGCCGAAGCCGGCAGCGATCGTGCCGCCGGAGAAGCCAAAGCCGGGAGACGAATGGAAAAAACTCGTTGACGATCCAGCTCAGTGGAAGCCGGTTGAGTTGCAGCCACGCCCAGAATCAAAAGGGCCATTGCGCAAGGGCGATCCGGGGTTTGATGCAGCGGTTGAGCGGTCCAACAAGTTTCTTGCGGATATTAAAGCTGCGGATCAAGCCTCGCAGGATGCCCTCTTGGAGCCGATTGATGTCTTTGGGCGAATGGACTCTAAGGGCGAATGGAAGCAAGACAATCTGCAAATGCCGCGTGATTACGCACCGCAGTCGCCGGAGTTGCGGCCAGTGCAACTTCCGCAACGAGCGGCCGGTGTGTCGCGGAACTCAGAAACAAAATCACTTGAAGCAATCCTGAAGCAACAGCTTGCCGAGCAAAAGAAAACAACCTCAGCCGTGGCAAAAACGATTCCGCAAAAAATGACGATGGCGATTGTATGAGAATCAAATTTCTTGAAGACGTGACGGTTGAACTGGCGGAGATACCGCCAGAAGCATGGGGAGCGGTGCAACATTTCTCTGTGAGTGGTCCGCCGCAGATCAACCCGGCGAACGAGTCATTTGAGATGCCTCCGGTGCAAGAGGGCTACCTGTTTCCGAGCGGCGTTGTGGCTGAATTGCCGGAGCGGATTGCTGCGGGCTACGTCGCGGCTGGCAACGCGGAACTGAACGAACACGAGTGCGGCGTGATTAGTTGGATTGAAATATGATTAAGCTGGGTTTGATTTCCGAAGATTCATCGACCGTCATCGAAAGCGATGCCCGGATCGTGACGGAGTACGATCGCACGTTTCAACTGATCACCGATTCGCCGTTTAGACCGACCGAGTTGCAGATCAAAATAGCCATCGGCATTTCAATCGGTTCGCCGTACCAGAACGATTTGGCGGCGACGTGCGAGTCGATCACGATCGGGCCGGGGCCAGAACGCACACGCCCGCCGAACTTGTGCTACCACGTCAAATATCACTGGAGCACCAAGGCTGTTTTCCCGAACACGTTCAACACAGACCCGACGTTGACTCGCACGCGGTGGTCACTCAAGCCGTCGATTCAGACACGGTACATCGTCAAGGATCGAAACGAAAAAATGATCCTTAACTCGGCTGGCTCGCCGTTTGATGGCGGCATTCCTGTCGATGTTCGGCTCGGCACGGCGGTCGCAAAAAAATACACCTACGCAACCGGCTACAACCAAAACGCAGCACTCGCCAACAGCGGCAAGTTGAACTCAACGACGTTTCTCGGTGGCGAACCGAAGACCGTGCAAGTGGACATCGAAGCGACCGAGCGTTTTGAGGGTGCGTACAGGTTTTGGGAGGAAACGTACACCTTTGCATACGACCCGCTTGGCTGGCAACCGAAACCGATGGACGCTGGCTTTTATCAAAAAGTTGGCGGCATCGTGAATAAAATACGCAACAAGGACGTTGATCCTGGCACTGACGTTGACCCTGATGGACTGGTTCAAGAACCGGAACCGTTGCTTGCGAACGGTGCCATAGTACCGAAGGCCAGTCGGCCAGGTGCTTGCAGATTTATTGAGGTGGACGCTTATCCTCAGATGGAATTTTCAATTTTCAACCTATAACCACGAAAGCCAATCATGCCAATCACAGTTGACACCCTCACAATCAGCGGCTCAATCATTGTTCCCAGCGGCGGGATTAGTGCTCAGCCGCGTTCGTCGATCTTGCAGGACGCGAACAAAATCTTCCCGATTCCGTTTGAAAATCTGCGGATTTGGGATGCGTTCGCGACGGTGTTGACGGCCACGGCAAACACTGACGACCTGGGCCTCGTGGGCGGCACGTTTGGCACCGCTCCGCCGCTCGTGCAAGCTGGTGACGTGAAGGCGTTGGGCGCGACGACTCGTTATGCGCGAGTGCTGGTCATCATTCCCGAATGCTATCAGTCTGCTGAGACGGTCACGATCGACATCACTGCCGGCATGAAAACGACAATCGCTGACACCACTTGCACGGTCGATGTTGAGTGTTATCGACTCGACAAGCTCAGCGGAATTTCGGCGGACATCTGTGCGACATCGGCACAGACAATCAATTCGCTGACGTTTGCGAAGAAAACATTTGTCATCACGGCTGCGTCTCTTGTCGCTGGCGACGTGCTCGACATTCGGTTGACTATAGCGACGACTGATGCCGCAACTGCCACGGCTGTGATTCCAACGCTCGCAGCGATTGATCTCGTATGTGATGTGCAGGGATAGCGATGCCTGACGAAGTTTATGGATTGTCGAAGGAAGGGGCACGCCGGACTGCTGAAGTCAATCGTCGCGTGCTCGGTCAGCGTGTTGAAACCGGACGGCGTACACGCCGTGTTTATCCGCCGGGTGCCGCTGGCGGAGCGAGCATCGTTGCCTTCAAGATCGTGACCGCGAATTGCACACTGCGAACCGCGACAGCGACCGTCACTGCCGTGCAATGCAAAAACGGCACGGGCGTCAAAGCTGACGACACAATCAAACTGATTGATTTTGTGGCCTGTTTCCTGACGGGCAGCGAAGTGTTGCTAGTCGGACGAAGTGGTTACGCCGTGAAGATGGACATGACCGCTGAACAGCGATCGGCTGAGATTGCTGCTGCCGCTGCTGCCTCGCCGCAACGCGATCCCGACTTCAGTTGCCTCTGGCACATCATCTCGCTGTGCTGCCCGACGGAGGTGTGCTGATGCCAGCCAAGGGAAGTTGCTGTCAGACATGCCAGCCGTGTGAGGTCGAAGTTTCTCAATGCGATGACGTGTGTGTGAGATGCCTGCCGCGTCAAGTCTGTGCAAAGGTGATAATCACGGCACCAGTCGAAACGGAAATCTGTTGCCCGGACCCGCTGGAGTTTTTGATGCCAATGACGTGCTCGGTGCAACCGAGTTGGAACGGAAGCGGCACATGCGGTACGGTCGATGTTTCGGCCACGATCACACTCGAAGACAACAATTCTGCTGGCGGTTGTCAGGTTCGTGTTGATGTTACGACTCCAGCCGGCATACGAACCGCATACTATGCTTTCACGGGCTTCCCATTGTTGATGAGTTTCGTTTCAACTTCGGGCTTCAGCTACGAATTTGAGTTTAAGGCAGAGCTTGGATTTCCAAACCCAAAAAACAAACTGGCGTGCAGTCCGTGTATTTGTGCCCGTTGTCTCCCAAAAAAGTTTTGCGTGTCAATCAGCCGAACTATCGGTCCAAATTCGCCGCCAGTTCCAAGCGAAACTTGCATTCCATGTTTTGATTCGCAAAAGGTGACGCTCGACGTATGCACGGGAGGCGGCACCGCAAATCTGAAGTGTGGCAACAAAACTTACATCGCAACATTTAGCCTCGCTGAAACCTGTCAATTCAAATTCACGCTAGTCGGTCCCGACGTCTCGATTGATATTGACCTGCCAATCGAGAGTGCAGGTGCATCGACGAACGGCTGCTACAAATGCTGCCGGCAGGGTGCCAGTCTACCGATGAGCAGGATCGGGCAGTGTCGCGACGTTACTTGCTCCGACTGCACAAAAACAAATCCGGCAGACGACGGCGGTTGCGGGACAGCAACACTCGGCAATCTGATTTACGGAACCACGCTGTTTGATGTCGGGGTGGACAACAACATTTTTTCCGTTGACGTGAAGCCGCTTTGGTGTGACGAACACTGTGCAGGATCAACCGAGCCTGCCTTCTGTTGTGCTCGACTCGCGCGAGCAACGACATTTAATTGCGACGGGCTGCCTGCGATCAACTTGGCTGATCCTGGCTGTAATTTTCCACCCAACATCACTCTTACGATTGCAGGCATTCAGGATATTTTTTGCGGAGTCCGACCAGTCGGCACGAACGTTTTGCTTGGCACGTCAATTTCGCACCCTGACGCCCCGTTTGACCCGATCCACCTTGATCTATTCTGTACGTTGCCGACTGCGTGTGACTCTGTTTTGCACGGAGATTATCCGTCGTATTTGCGATTGGTTTTTAAGATGGCTGGCGACTGCATAGGCAATTACTGTGTCTCAGTGGCACCGAACGGGCCAGTGAGTTGCCGACCGTTTTTCGCTGAGTTTCTCATTCCGATGCCACCGCATAATGGTCTGAAGCTGCTGGCACCGGATTGCCCGTTGTGTAGGCCACCCACTGTTCTGACATTTCGATTGACGGAGCCGTGATGATTGGACAAATCCCGTACCCCTGCGAATGTGCTGTTGCTGGTTTCTGCGCACGGCATCAGGACAAAAAAACTCAGCGTGATTGGGAATTCTGCCAAGGAATAAACTGCCGAGAAGACCAATCAATCGGTTACAAAAAGTTCTGGGACCATCGTGCCGCAGTCATGTCGCAACCGATCGCCAACGTGCAGCAATCGAGCGGCACTCAGACATTGCCAGAGGCGTTTGTCGCAGTCCCACGCAATCAATGGCCAGCAGCGGCGGCGTTAATCGCAACGCTCGCGGCACACGGCGACGTTGGCGTCGGTGACACGATCAAGCGGCTGCTCGGCTCACCCGGCATGGTCTATCAGGCCGCATTCCGTGCGATCACGGGCAGCGATTGCACGGGCTGCGGATTTCGACAGATGAAGTGGAACCAACTCTACCCGTACGGTGAAGCGTGATGGCAAACTCCACCACCAAAATTCGCCGACGCACTGGCATCCTCGCCGCATCTGCACTGCGTGACCTTGCTCGGTTACGGTATGCTTCGCCGGTCAAACTCGACGGCCGCGTGACGTGTGCGGTTGCAAGATTGCAGAAGGCCGCGAGAATCGGCGGTGTAGTGAGTGCCGAAAACTAAATCCGTGAGCCTGATTTTCAAAGCGAGATAACCCATGCCAGCCAACACTACGCCGATTTTTACACTCACTCCGATTCACGCGATGGCGTCAATCGCGACAGCGAATACCGCTCGCGACGGTACTGGAACAGTTGGCACGGTCTACACACCTGGAGCGAACGGCGGACGCGTCGAAATGGTTCGCGTTGTTGCGGCGGGCACGACGACTGCCGGTGTTGTGCGAATCTTCATTTACGATGGAGCAGCGTACTTTCTCGTCAAGGAGATGATGATCTTGGCCGTGACACCGAGCGTGTCGGTGGAAGTAGCCAACTACGAATGGGTGCCGACAGTGCCGATCCTGTTGCCAACCGGCTACTCGTTGCGGGCATCGACGCATATTGCCGAGACGTTCAAGGTTCACGTTGAAGCGAGTGACTTCTAATGTCAAATCACGGACTATTCGGAACCCAGAGAGCACGCTCGCCGCGTCTTGAGCCTCGGCCAGTATTGCCGCAGGCCGTGAGCGTCGTGACGGCTCCGCAACTGACCGCCAGCGTCAATAACTATTCGCCTGTTGGCTGGGACACCTGCGACGTGCTGCGGCTGTCATCGTCGGCGGCGTGGAACATCACTGGGTTTCGCTCTACATTGGATGGCCGACCGCGATTACTTTGGAACGTCGGCTCGTTTGCGATTGTGCTCATCAACGCGAGTGCGTCGTCGCGTGTGGATAATCGTATTTCGTTGATTGAAGATACGACACTCGCTGCTAATTCAACGTGCGTAATCCAGTACGACGTAACCTCGCAGCGATGGCGATTGATTGGCCAGCAGCTAAGTGCCAGTTTGAATGGCTTCACTGGCTCTCAGAACGTGGCCGCTCCAAACAACGTGGTGAACGCCTCGCGGTTGCTGGTGGTGGCAACAAGCACGAATGCAGACTTTGTGTTGCAGCCGAAAGGGACGGGGGCGATTCTGGCACAGTTGCCAGATTCAGCAATAGCCGGGGGAAATAAGAGAGGAGTAAACGCTGTTGATTTACAGACTAAACGCGGTGCTGCAATACAGGTGGCAAGTGGCAATTATTCCGTTGTTTCTGGTGGTTACAATAACACAGCAAGCGATGTTTATTCCATCGTGTTAGGCGGGCTTACCAATATAGCAAGTGGTGTTCGTTCCGTCGTATGTGGTGGGAACAATAATACAGCAAGTAACGCTGCTTCCGTCGTGTCTGGCGGGAATACCAATACAGCAAGTGGTGCATATTCCGTCGTGTCGGGTGGGAATGCCAATACAGCAAGTGGTACATATTCCGTCGTGTCGAGTGGTAACGGCAACGCAGCGTCTGGTCATTCATCTTCGGTTCCGGGTGGTCAGAGAGCAACAACACGAGCATTGATCGGAATGGCCGCGATTGCTTCTGGTCAATTCGCAACGCAAGGCGACGCCCAACGAGGTCAATACATCCTGCGTGGCCTAACAACCGATGCAACTGCAAAAGTTCTCACCGCCAACCAAGCGGCAGCAAGCACATCCAACCAAGTCGTGCTCCCGAACAACTCCTCTTATATCGTGCGTGGCCTCATCAACAGCCACCGCACCGATGTCATTGGCACGAGTGCCTCGTGGTCATTCCTTGGCACAATTCGGCGTGGAGCGAATGCAGCCGCAACGGTGGTGGTCGCTGCAATTACAGCAACATCAATCGCCCAAGACGCCGGTGCGATGATGCCGAGTCCGTGGGCAGTTGCAATCACGGCAGATACAACAAACGGTTGCCTAAAGGTGCAATTTACGGGTGCGGCATCAACGACGATCCGAACGGTTTGTCTCGTCGAGACAGTTGAGGTAACGTCGTGAGCATACCAATCACATTCCTTCACACATGCCGATCTGGTGGAACAATGCTTCAAGCATTGCTCTCGCAGAATCCGTTGCTGCATTGCACTGCTACAAACGATCTCGCCAACCTCATCGAAGGTGTCCAAAACCAGTGGACACAGTGCGAAGGGTTCAAAGCACAAGGACTAGAAAAACTGGTGCCGCGAATCCGCAGACTAATGCTCGGCATGGTCGATGGCTTTTATCACGCCGAGTTCAACGCGGGCAGGCATGTCGTGGACAAGTCGAGAAACTGGCTGAACAAGATTGAGCTACTCGAAGAACTCTTTGAGCAGCGTGTGCAAATCATTCTGCCGATCCGCGACATCCGCGACGTTGTGGCAAGCCTTGAACAACTCTTCCGCCAGAATCAAATCAGCCGACCGGCCCGCAATGGCGACCAGAAGATCAACGGCCAGACGATCAAGGACCGCTGCAAGCAATACCTCGGCATGGACGCGATGCTCGGCCAGTCAATCAGTGCAATCAAGGACTGTTTCGAGAAAGGGCTGGACGACCGGCTTATCATCGTGCCGTATCACGAACTGGTCGCGAATCCAGTCGGCATCGTGGCCCGTATTCACGTAGATATTGGGTTGCCGCCGTTCGTCTGTGATCCAAATGCCGTTGTGGTGAAAGAACCGGAGAACGATGAAGTTCACGGAAGAGACTTTCACACGATCAGGCCACAAGTGGACGACTCAGCAATCGGTCGCTGGCGGGGCATCCTGACCGAAGAAGTCAGCGAGTGGCTGGTCGAAGAGTACGTCAGTATCAACGACCTCGCCCACGGAACGTATCGCAGTTCAACATCTAACGTAATCACCGAACCAATAAAGGAACCTGTACATGAAATCTCTCACATTGACCTGCCCCGACTTGTTATTTGATTCAGTCGTTGAAGCCCTGTGCTCCAAAGGCAATTGGCAACAAACCGGCGACACAACGCTTGGCGAGGCTGGCAAGCTGGAGTTCGCCAAGGGGATGCTGCTCGACTACTTCGGAGAGGTTATCACGCAGCATGAGACGGCTAAAGTGCAAAAGGTGATGCAGGCACAACAGCAAGCCGCTCAAGCGACAATTCAAGCGGCAAACGTCGCGGCACGCGGTAGCGTCGTTGTGGAGATTGAATAGTTAATGGCATTTGTCGGCGTAATTCTTGACGGCGTATCAGTAGGCGGAGGCGTCGTTCGCGTTCAACTTGACGCGACGATGTTTTCTGGCAGCGGGACGCCGTTTGCACTCGATAACATTTTGTTTGCGTCGGGCAGCAGTGTGCCGACTAACATCTCGCCGAGTGCAGCGAGTCTGACGATCACCGGGCAATCTCTGCTCGTCACGTCCGGCATATCAGTCGAGCCAATAGCCGCGAGCCTTACACTGGCCGGCCAGACATTGCTCGTGACGTCCGAGCAGAACATCACGCCAACAGCCGCAAGCCTTGTGCTGAGTGGCCAATCGCTGATCGTCACGACCGAGCAGAACGCGACGCCGAGCGCAGCGGCGTTGACGCTCAGTTCGCAAACGCTGCTGGTCACGGTCGGCCTGACGGTCGAGCCAACAGCCGCGAGCCTTACGCTCGCTGGTCAGAGTTTGTTGGTCACGACCGAGCAGAACGCCACACCCACGGCAGCGACGTTGACGCTGGCCGGTCAAACGCTGTTGCTGACGACTGAGACCAACGCGGCTCCGGCCTCAGCCTCGTTGACGCTCGCTAATCAGAGTTTGTTGGTCACGACCGCAACGAATGTCGAGCCAACAGCCGCCTCGCTGACAATCAGCGGGCAAACGCTGTTGGTCACGTCCGGCATATCAGTCGAGCCAACAGCCGCAAGTCTTACGCTCGCTGGCCAGACGTTGCTTGTCACGACCGAACAGAACATCACGCCCACGGCTGCGAGCCTTGTCCTGAGTGGCCAATCGTTGATCGTCACGACCGCAACGAATGTCGAGCCAACAGCCGCCTCGTTGACGCTCGCTGGCCAGACATTGATCGTCACGTCCGGCCTGACAGTCGAGCCAACAGCCGCGAGTCTTACGCTGGCCGGCCAGACGTTGCTCGTCACGACCGAGCAGAACGCCACGCCAACAGCGGCAAGCCTTGTGCTGAGTGGCCAGTCTTTGCTCGTGACCACTGAGACCAACGCGGCTCCCACGAGTGCCTCATTGACGCTCGCCGGTCAGAGTTTGTTGGTCACGACCGAGCAAAACGTCACACCGACGGCAGCCGGGCTGACGCTCGCCGGGCAGTCGCTCGTGGTTCAGTACGCGATTTCCGTCGAGCCAACGGCGGCAAGTCTCACGCTGACCGGCCAATCGTTGATCGTCACGACGCCCGTTGATGTGACGCCGTTGGCCGCAAGCCTCGCAATCACCGGCGGAGTGTTGCTTGTCACCAGTGGCACATCGGTCACGCCGTCCGCAGCAAACCTCACGATTACGGGCCAGCTTGCGACGCTGACGACCACAACTTCCGTCACGCCCGCCGCCGCAAGTCTCACGCTCGCCGGCCAACTGGCTATCGTTACGAACCCGATTGACGCCACGCCGGGAGCCGCGTCGCTGACGCTGACGACGTTTTCGGCCATTGCGGCACTGGTCACGGCCGGAACCACAATCCGCTCCAGCGTGGTATTCACGCCGCAAGCGGTTGCGGTATGCTACGCTCCGACAATCACGGCCAGGATTGCAACACCAAAAGCAATCGCGACATCCGCAAGACCTAGTTGCGTCGCTTACGTCCAGACGTCGAAAATCGTTGCAACCGCATCAGCTTTTTAAGGAGTAAAAAATGGCAGCCGGAACTTGGACACTTACGAACGAAGGCCGAACGAAATTGCTTGACGGGACGTTCGATATCGACAGCGACACGTTCAAATGTGCGTTGTTCCTCTCGACTTCCAATATCGGGGCCGGATCAACCACCTACGCCGCACTCACGAACGAGCACGCCAACGCCAACGGATACCTGACCGGCGGCCAAAGTGTGACGCTCGCACTGAGCGGCACGACAACTGTCACGGTCAGTTTGACGAATAACACTTGGACCGCATCCGGTGGTTCGATTGTCGCTCGGTTCGCGGTGATCTACGAAGTTGCCGGGCGAGTGCTTGCCTATGCCTTGCTCGATTCCACACCTGCCGACGTCACAGTCACCGATGGCAACGCACTCAACGTTCTCGGCACGAACGGCGTGTTCACGCTCGCCTAACCGCTGGCCAAGAGGGAGCAGGTGAGCTATGGCGACCGTCATTCAAATGCTGCGAGACAGCAAAAACGCTCCCGCTGTGGTTCAATCCGGCGAGTCGTGCAACGTCGTTGTCACGTTCCAGGACTTGACCGGCGTGACGATCGTGAAAGCATCGCTGATTACGCTGACCGTCACGCAGTTCGAGCAGAAAACGGCCGCGATCATCAACAGCCGAAACAATCAGTCGATCCTCGACGCTAACGGGGGGAGCGTGGCCAACGACGGCACGCTCACGCTCAGGTTGCAGCCGCTTGATAGCGTGATCGCCAACGCGAACACTACTGTTGAGACTAGCGAGGTTCACATTTTGCGATTCGATTTTACTTGGAGCGACGGCGTGAGCACGCGAACTGGCCGCGAAAATCGCGGGCTATCAATCGAGCGGCAGGCGGCTCCCGCGTGACGCGAACGAGCCAATCGAATATGAGTTTATTCCACGTATAAAGGTTGCCGCGATGATGCTTGCCGATTCGACAACCGAAATTGAGATGCTGAAGTCTCTGTCGCAAAATTGGCCGCTGCTGGCCGTGATCGTCTCCGCGATTGCATGGTTCGCCAAATACATCGCCCACCCGCTGACCACGCGCCACATATCCTGGATGGACGCGATGGAGGAGCGCGACAAGGAACGGCTGGCCTCTGACGTGGACCACAAGCACACGCTGGCCGACGTGCGAGAAAAAGTGATCACGCTCAACGACACGACCAACACAATCAAAGACATAATTCAGAAGTTCCCCGTGGGTCAGCCTCGTGGTGGTGTGTGATGGTTGGGATCAAATCGTGCCGACGCGATGCCCTAACGGACGAGATGATCGTCAAGCGAGTTGCACGATTTGGTCCTCTGACAACGACGCAAATATGCAGACACTTTGGTTGCACCAATCACGGAATCCTGTCGCGGCTGAAGCGGATCGCAGGATTGGCTTACGAGAAAAAAGACGGGCGGACGGATATTTGGAGATCGGTTTGAGCGACCTGTCGATCGTCGCCTGGATGTTCGGTGCGGTCGCGGCAATCGAATTGGCTTGGTGGCTGATGTGGCTCGATGAGCGTGATCGGCGATGGCACGAAAAGGAACTCAAACGGTTGAGGAAACGAAAATGAACAGAGCATTGATTGCGGTGTTGTTCGGCGTGTCAGTCATCGGAGCCAGTGTGGCAAGCTCGTCGATCCTTCCCGTGGCCTACGGGGCTGGAGAGATGACTCCCGGTGTTGGCATCACGTCGATCGTCGGCACTCTGACAGCGTTGCTGTCCGGGGCTGGCGGTATCTGGTCGCTGTTCAAGAGCGGCAGCGTTAGCGACTTCGCGAAGGGTGCGTTGCGGAATTTGACCGACGGCGACGCTCACGGAACCGGCGTTGATGCGGCCTTCATCGCGATCGTGACGGCCGTGCTGCTGAAGAAAAAGACGATCGACCCGGCGTTGCTGTCGGAGATCGGAGCAGTGCGAAACAAGGTGCAAACCGAACTGGACGCGAAATGAGAATCTGTCTACTCGCGGTTGTGGCCACATTGCTGATCGGCGGCTGTATCGCTCAACCGGGAGGCGGCAAGACGCCGGCCAAGCCGAAGCCGGGAGCAGCGACAATCGAGGAACTGAGCCGAGCGGCTCAACTCGAAGCTCTCGCAGCGTCGGCTGACGCTATCGACGCTGTTGCTGATCGCGTGAAGTCGGGCGAATTGAAGTACGACTCTGGCCTGCAATCTGAATTGCAAACTGCGTTCAACGCGGGCCTGAGCGGGCCGCAGAACAAGCGACTTTCAGCCGAGATGTCCAAAGTAATTTCGCCGGGCACGGTGTTCGATCCGGTCGCGACCGAGAAGGCGTTGAGAGCGGTTGCGAATGGGCGGAGGGCGTTGAAGTGAGCGACGAAAGACTTGGCCTGATTATCAGCGACGACCACGAGGCGACAATCAATGGCTTCGACGCGGTGCCCGTGTCGTTCCGCGTCAAAGATTTGTCGAGCCTGCCCGCCGCGTGGGAGTCGCCGATCGAAGTGATGGATCAACAGCAAAGCAACGCCTGCGCTGGCTATGCCGGGGCCGCGAATTTCAGTCATCGGCAGTACGTCGAAACCGGTGAGTTGGTGAAATACTCACCCTGGTTTAGCTACATCACCAGCCAACGAGCGAGCAAACAATTTATTGGCCGCGATGGCGGCACGTCGATCAAGAGCGTGATTGACGCCGCGACGAACGATGGCTGCTGTCTGGAGTCAATGTGTCCTCGCCCGTCACGGTACAGCACGACGCTGACGCAAGACGCAATCCGTGACGCGGCGGCTCACAAGCACATTGGTGGAGTGGTGGACCTGAGAAATTTTAATACCTGCATAGATTTTTTGACCGATAGAAGGTCATGCGTCATCGGGACACGTTGGTACAGCACGCAAGCTAACGTCCGAGACATCGAGACCAAGGCTCTCGGCTCTGGCGGTTCATTCCGTGGCTATCACGCACGAGCTTTGATTGGCTGGGCCACGATCGGCGGAGTCGTCTCGCCGCGTGTGCTCAACAGCCACGGAGCAGGCTGGGGCACGAACGGCAGAGCGACCATTGAGCGTGAACTGTGGGAGTGGTGGCGGCGTGACGCGAATTTCTTCGCATTGGGCTTTACGGACATCAACGAACGCATTCCGAAGCGGCGCGACTGGACTGATTTTCAATGGACCGGCGGCAGCGTTCCCGACTGGGTTGGAGGGCAGACGTAATGGACCGACACGAAGCGGTGACAGCGTGCGTGGCTCAGATGCAACTCTTCCCGCAATTCTCGTCCGCATCCGACGACCAGAAGGCCAAGGCGGCGGCGTTCGCGTTCGATCGGCTGCATGATGACGCGATGGAGTTTCTGCCGTTCGGCAGTTCAGGGGACGAGGTGCGCCGCTACTGCAAGGCGGCCACGAGGCGAGTTCACAAGCGGGTCGAAGCGATGGATGCGGAAGAGTTCGAGCAAGCAAACGGCTTTCCAATCATGCTCGCGCTGAGTTTGATTCCGCTGCTGTGGCAGTGGTGGAAAATGCTGAAAGAGTGGCTGGGGTGGCAATGAAGGCATCAGAATTTATGGCACGATTCGAGGAAATGTGGGCCATCATCGGCGGAGACCCCGATGTCGTTGTTGCTGCCGGAGAGGATGGCAAGCCAGAGTTTGAAAGAGCGGCACTTGAATTTCAGTCGGTCTACCCGAACGGAGAAGGCTGGGACACTCGCGACAAGAAAAACACAATGGAAGTGATTTGCGTGTATTGAGTGAGCATCACTTGGAGAACCGATCATGCGACTGACACTACTGAAACTGTCGTGGCTGCTGGCGAGCCTGATTGCCGGCTGCATGTCGCCGATCAACGCCGACATCGTGGACGACGGCGGAGACGTGATTGTCGAGCCTGTCCCGATTGATACGCCGTCAATCGCCGTCAGTGCCTCGCCTGATGCGTTCGCTGAGATCGCTGGGTGGCTCGGCACGTCGAACACGATCACCGTGGCCAACGCGACAACGATCGAGCAGGACGCCGTCACGGTCAACGTGCCAGCCGGTGCGAAGGTCAGCTATCAGTTCGCCGACGACCTCGGCACGTTCACGTTCGCCAAGCCGCTGCCAAGCGTGACGGCAAAAGTGTTAGGATGGAAAGTCAGCCCCGCGCTGTCAGTTGTCACATTGCGTCCGAGCGGTGACGGTTCTGCGAAAACATCACTGGGCACTTATCGTTTCAAATGGCTGGCTGAAGACGACGCTGGATCAGCCGCAACGCCGAGCGAACTGCCGGAGGTGTTCGCGTATTCAATGGTCGGTTGCCAGCCATGCGTCGTCGCTCGCCGCGAGCTTGCCGCTGCAACCGACCTGCCGTTCCGAGTGGTGTGGCGCGACGAAGCCGCTCCGGCCTGGCTGACGTCCCGCCCCGCGTTCTGGTGGCACGTTAGCGGCCAGCAACCGACGCAAGCCGACGTGGCCAACACTCGGCAAACGACTGGATGGTCAGGAGTCAAAGACTTCTCGCAGCGATGGAAGGCAACGCGGACACCAAAGCCGCATCGGGCCGGGGGTGCCGCGTCTGCTCTCCCGTTTGTTCCAGCGGTCGATCGCACAATCACACAGCACGCCGGCCACGCCTGCCCGTCATGCGGTCGGACGCAGTACGCCATCGCCAACGGCAGCGGGCCGAACCACACGCACCGCTGCGGAGCGTGCGACGTGACGTGGTGGCACGCGGATCAGTGATTCGAACCGCGAACAATCTCAAGAATTCTTTTCAGAATGCCGATTTGTTTGTTTACTTGCTGACGTTAGCGGCTAAGATTCACCCAGACGCGAACGAAACCACTAACCCAAAGGAACGAATGATGATTACGACCAACCAACTGAACCAAGTCGCAACGCTGCTCGGAACGACGGACAAGAACTTGGTTTTCTCAGTCTGCATCAAGACGCTGGTTGACGCGGGAATGTCCGCTGTGGACGCGATGAAAGAAGTCTGCGGAGTCGAGAACACCAACGCGATGATCGGCAAACTCTACGACGACCTGCGAGCCTAATCCGCACCGAATCCACCCGCCCGCCGAACTCTCCGGCGGGTCGAACGAGGAAAGAGAATCATGCCAGCGACCTACAAGATCACGCCACACCGCAACGGCTACCGCGTCACCGATGAATCTGGAGCGGTCGAGATCGTGTCTGGAAAGCGGTCAATGATGCAGCCGAGCCAGTTCAACGTCTTCGAGATCGCCTACGACTGCCGGCTGGCCGGAGCGATTGACGGAGAGATTGACACGACGCGATTCGACATAAATTCTTTGACGATCACAGTCACCACTGTAGCGGAGTAGACCCCATGAAAAAGAAACACCTCACCGCGTCCGAGATGCAGGCTATTGGCTGGGCCAACCGGCCGCCGGACTCTCCGGCAGGCCGCGACCAATCTCAAGAATTCTTTACCGAATGCCGATTTATCGGTTTACTTACTGACGTTAGCGGCTAAGATTCACCAATCGAAACCAACTGACTCCAACCGCAAGGGGAAACGAAATGAAACAACTCTACCTGATTCACGACGCAATCGGACAAATTGGAAGCCAAATCGCAGGCACGAAAAAGCGTGCCATTCAGTTGTTTTCCAAAAAGCACGACCTGACGCTGGCCGTCAAGCCGATCAAGGCTTACTCGATGGCGAACGAAAAGATTCCTGAGTAACCACCACCCGCACCCAGCCAACAGCCCGCAAACGCGGGCTTGCGGCGTTTGAAGACACGCAGCCAACCGAACCACTAACCGGAGACGAGAGAACATGATGGATTCCATCGCGATGAAGCTGAGAGACCACCTTGCGTCGAGCAACACCGCAACGATCAACGATCTTGTGACAGACGGCCTGTATCGACAGGCACGACGCATTCCCGAAGACGCCGAAACCGATCTCGAAGAGGTCGAGGAATGGGCGGTCGATTGTCTCAACGGATTGCGTCAACAAGAGCGTGATCGTGCTGCTTGGGACGAAGTCGCCAGGCGTGGCAAAGCGTTCGCAGCCAAATAACCCACCACGCACCCGCCCGCCGCAATCGCGCGGCGGGCTGAACGAGGAAACACTGCGATGAATTCGTATCAAGACTTCATGGCCACGAAACACGTCCGAGCGTTGCGGCACGGTTTTGACGTGACCGACGACTCGATCAATCAATCGCTGTTCGATTGGCAACGGTTAATTGTTCGGTGGGCGTTACGAGTTGGTCGTGCGGCGTTGTTCGAGGACTGCGGACTCGGCAAAACTCTTCAGCAACTCGAATGGGCGTCTCAGGTTTGCCAGCACACTGGCGGAAACGTACTACTGTTATGTCCGCTCGCGGTCCAATGGCAGACGATCCGCGAGGCTGAGAAGTTCGCGATTGCGACACCGTGTAAAGTCTGCGAGACGCAAGCGGACGTTGGCAACGGTATCACGATCACGAATTATGAGAAGCTCCACCACTTCGATTCGACGAAGTTCGTCGGCGTTGTGCTGGACGAGTCTAGCGTTTTGAAATCCTACACCGGGAAAACAAAACAGGCACTCGTTAAGCAATTCGCGGACACTCAATATCGACTCGCCTGCACCGCAACGCCTGCCCCGAATGACAGAATGGAACTCGGCAATCACGCGGAGTTCCTTGGAGTGATGCCGAGCAATGAGATGCTCGCCAGGTGGTTTGTGAATGCTGGTGACAAGGTTGGAGCGTACCGACTTCGGAAGCATGGCGAAGAGGAATTCTGGCGTTGGGTAGCCTCATGGGCAGTGTGCATTTCATCGCCGAGCGATCTTGGGTTCGACGGAAGTCGCTACGAGCTGCCGCCGCTGAGGCTGCAAGAGCACATCGTTGATTGCCTCGTGCCGGCCGGGTATCTGTTTCAACCGACCGAACTAATCTCAGCGACGAATGTACATCGCGAGAAACGGGCCGCGTTGAACGAGCGAGCGGATCAAGTCGCGGCACTCGTCAACGGAGACTCTGATTTTTGGGCGGTGTGGTGCGACACAGACTATGAGGCCGACGCATTGCTGAAACGCATTCCCGACGCCTGCGAGGTGCGTGGCTCGCAATCGAACCAACAGAAAGAGATTCGCTTGCGTGATTTCACCGATGGCCGAATTCGAGTCATCATCACAAAGGCGGAGATCGGCGGGTTCGGAATGAACTGGCAGCACTGCCACAAAACGACGTGGTTCGCTGGCTACAGCTACGAGCGTTGGTATCAAGCGATCCGCCGACTCTGGAGATTCGGCCAAACGCAGCCAGTTGAGGCTCACGTTGTCCGCACCGACCGCGAGGAATCAATCGTCGAGACCGTGCGAAGAAAACAGGAACAGCATCAAGAGATGCAACGCGAGATGGCCGGGCGGATGCAAGCGGGAATGAAAGAGGAACTCGGAATCGGTTCGACTACGTTGCGGGTTTACGAACCTGCGAAGACTGTAAAAATTCCAAAGTGGCTTCAAACGAAAGGCTAGTCTGCGATGAAAGCGATCAACGAACAGCACGGACAAGATTGGACGATGTTTCATGGCGACTGCGTGGATGTTGTGCGGCAGTTACCAGACTGCTCTATTGACTACGGTGTCCACTCACCACCGTTCGCGAATTTGTTCATTTATTCAGACTCAGAAGCCGACATGGGGAACTGTGCCAGCACTGAGGAATTCATTCGGCATTACGAGTTTCTGATTGCGGAGTTGTTCCGCGTGACAGTCGTTGGCCGGTTGTGCTCGGTCCACTGCAAAGACCTGCCGAAGTACGCCAACCGCGACGAGACGACAGGACTCTTCGATTTCCCTGGCGACATCATTCGGGCATTTGAGAAGTTCGGATGGTCATATCATTCGCGAGTCACGGTATGGAAGTGCCCGGTGATTGAGCGTGAGCGAACGAACAACAACGGACTTTTGCACAAGACAATCAAGCGGGACTCGTCGCAGGTGCGGCAAGGTATGGCCGACTACCTGTTGACGTTTCGCAAGCCGCCATTCGGGACGCTGATGAGTGACAAGCCGATCGTGAGGCCGAACGGAATCACTAACTACGTCGGCACCGAAGACCCGCGACTTGAAAACCAGCCTGACCATCCATCGCGTTTCTCACGGACACCAAGCCGCGATCCTGCACTCGCAATCTGGCAACGCTACGCTGAGCCGGTATGGTGGGATATCGACCAAATGGACGTGCTGAATTTCAAGCACGCTCGCACGGATCGTGATGAGCGGCATATCTGTCCGCTTCAGATCGGGCTGATCGAACGAGCGATTGAATTGTGGTCAAATCCTGGTGATATTGTGTTGTCGCCGTTCGCCGGAATCGGAAGCGAAGGCGTTGGGGCGTTGCGGCGTGGCAGGAAGTTTGTCGGCGTTGAGTTGAAGGACTCATATTTCGAGGCCGCTTGCAGACATCTCGCGAGCGAGGAAACAAAAAAGAAAACACAAGAGCGGTCGTTGTTCTCACACGAGGAATTTGAAACATGATCTTGCGAAAGAAACACCTCACCGCGTCCGAGATGCAGGCTATCGGTTGGGCCAACCGCACGCCGGCTCAACGCCGCGAGCACCTGGCCGCGATGGGCCGGGCGTCCGCTGCGGCTCAGACGCCGGAGCAACTCGCCGAGCGAGGCCGAAAGGGTGCGATGGCTCGGATTCGCAACATCGAAGCGAAGAAATTGGCCGAAGCCAAAAGAAAAAAGACGCTGAAAACGCCGAAGAAATAGCGGCTTTCGCCGATTTGTTAAAGAGATTTCCATAAATTGTCGATAACTAGCTGGACGGGACTTGCTGACGTTGGTAAGATTCGACCAGACAAACGCAAACCACCTGACCTCGAACTTGGAAACGAAAAATGGTCCGCAAATACAAACTCGCCGAAGCCATCCAAATTGCCGCTCGCGACGGGAACCCGGTTCTGTCAATTAACCAAGACGTGATCCAAGATAACCCGGTGGTCACGATTCACCAGGACTTCACTCGGAGCGGCAAGTCGTTCGCGACGTTCAAGCGGGCCTGCGGAAAATATCGCGGCAATACTTGCGGCTCTGCATACTGAGCCGCCCGCCGCCAGCCCGCAAACGCGGGCTTGCGGCATTAGAAGAGCGTCCCCCTGCTGCTCATTCAAACAGCGTCCACTTCCGCTGGCGCGGCTCCGACCAATCACCGGACCACTCGCCGCGCTGGCGGCCTTTAACTTCGGAGCAAATCAATGGCATGGCCGTACAACACCGATGGCGTCCAGGTCGATCACGACGCCGCGCACAACGCTGAAGACAGGGCCTACGAGAAGGCCGACGAGTCGAGCACGAGGCAGATGTACCAGTCGGAGCAGGCCGAGCATCTGCGGCAGGTCATGGCGGATGCTAAGCGTCCGAAAGTGGTTTGATGTGTGCTGCCGCGAGCCTGGGGAGGTGAGCGGCGGTGGAGAGTGACGCCGGCCTGCTTGTTGCAGGCCGGCTCCGAAGTCCAAGTGTGGTAGCGGTAGCTTGCGAGTCCGTGATAGGGCTTTTCCGAGTTCGAGTCTCGGTTGGACTACTAGCTGCCGCGAGCCTGGGGAGGTGAGCGGCGGTGGAGAGTGACGCCGGCCTGCTTGTTGCAGGCCGGCTCCGAACAACAACGCCGGCGTGGCACGAAGCCTCATACCCGCACGGATGCGGGGCCGGTTTTCCTCGAAGGGAGTCGAGCTATGTTGGTACTTTCGCGTGAAGTTGGTGAGCGAATTATGGTCGGCGATGACATCGTCATCACTGTTTGCCGCATCAGTCCAAACAAGGTTCGGCTTGGGATCGAAGCTCCAAAATCCATGCACATCGCCCGCGATGAACTGGTCGGCACATGCCCGAAGATTCAAACTGGACCCGAAGACGTCGCGGACATCGGACGAAAAACCATCGAAAGGAATCGAGATGTTTTTGCAGATTAAGGTTGGACAGATTTTGTTGATCGGTGACGAAACTCGCGTTGCGTTTGTGTCGATCGACGACGGCGAAACGGTGACGCTGCAAGTCGATTCACCGCTATATCCCAGCGTCGCGAACGAGTTGGACGCAATAAACGACCTTGAATTGTTCGTGGCCGGCGATGGAGCTTGACCAATGCAGATCATTTTTCGGGTTGAGTCAGTGCCAGTCGCACAGCCTCGCCAACGGCATCGGATCGTGGAGTCACAGGGCCGGACATTCTCGCAGAACTACACGCCGAGCAAGCATCCGGCAACGCAATTCAAATCGGACGTGCGGCTCGCTGCGGCGTCAGAAACGACAAGGCCGCTCGAAGGTGGATTACTGCTCGACGTTTTGTTCGTGATGCCGAGGCCAAAGGGAATGATTTGGAAAAAACGGTTGATGCCGCGTGAGGCTCACACGAAGAAACCGGACATCGACAATCTTCTAAAAAGCGTGATGGATGCTCTCAAAGATTTGTGCTGGCGAGACGATTCGCAGGTCAGCGCGGTGACGGCTTGCAAAGTCATTGCGAGCGGTGACGAGATGCCTCACGTTGTTGTCAGTATCAAGGAGGAAACATGAGCGGAAAGTCACCACTACTTCCGTCGCCAATGACTCCAGAACGTGAGGAGCTTATGCGTGCTCGCGCCGCAGCCGGTGAGCAAATCGCACAGCCTGCCGACCAGGGCGGCGTCACCGAGTCGATCCAGCGGCGGCACGCGAGCCAGAACAAAAACGGATTCAGTTCAAACGCGAGGAAAGTCCACAAGACCGGGCCGACCAAAGATGCCAAATTCGACGACGATGGCGACGAGATTGTTGCTGAGACCGACGCCGTGTTGTGGCAGAAGTATTTCGCGACGAGTCCCGGCAGCCGTGCTGCGCGGGGTGCGATGGATGACCTATTGGCCATGAGGGGAAGGAAATGATTTTTGCTCTCGATTTTGATGGCACGTTCGCTGAAGACCAGAAACTCTGGCTCGCGTTCGTCGAGGATTGTTTCGAGCGTGGCCACGATGTTATCACGGTCACGCATCGACGCGACACGTTCCAGAATCGGCAGGAGATGGCGTTCGCCGGTGTCAGTTGGCCGATCGTGTTCGCTGAGGGAACAAAGGCTCAGGCGGCGATCGAGGCCGGCTACGACATCAAGGAAGCCGTGTGGATCGACGACAACCCAGTTGGCATCGGCACCGGCGACGAGAGCCAGCCAACAACGCAATCGGTGTTCGAGATTGAGTTGCGGCACGCTTTGAGCGTGCTGACCGACGGCAGAATGGAGTCGCTGCTGTCTGCTGAGTTCGCGGAACTCATCACACGAATCGAAACCGTGTTGGGAACAACATGAAATACGACGACAGAGGACTTGGTCCGCCGAAAACAACCGACACTCAGCCGGTCACAGTGCGGGCCGAGTGCAAGCAATGCGGAGAGAAGCGGCTGCACCGCTGCGTGCGGCAGGCTGATGGCGATGTGGCCTGCACCTGCCTGAAGTGCGGGCGGGTTGTGGTTGGGAGGTAGAAACGAAGCCAGCGGCGTCGCTGGTACTGGAAGGCGGACCTTTTGCTTGATTGGGGGGAAACGATGGAAAGCATTTTTAATTTACTCAATTCGCCGACGAAACGGGCACGGCGGACCATGATCTATGGTCAACCGGGCGTCGGGAAGAGCGGCCTTGGATCGCGATGGAAAGGCCGCGTGGCGTTCATTACGACGGAAGATGGCCTGCGTGATATTGAGGGCGTTTCGGCGTGGCCGATCGTCACTGTGCTCGGCGACATGCTCCGCCGCAAGGCGATACCGGAAGGCAAGACGCCGAGCCTGATGGCACTCATCAGCGGCATCGCGGCAGCGAAGGGGCCGCTCCCGTTCGACACGCTCGTGATCGACACAATCGACGGCCTTCATCATCTGGTTGTGGAGTACGTCAGCGAGGTCTATACGGACCAAGAGCGTGGTTACGGCAAGGATGTTGGGCTGTTCGCCGACGCTTGGAAAGCGATCCTTAACGCGTTGGAATGGATGAATTTGAATCGCGGTTTGGAGATCGTGTTGCTGGCTCACAGCCAGATTGAAAAGTTCAACGATCCGCTCGGCGAGTCTTACAACTTCTATTCGCCAAGGCTTCACGCGAAGAGTTCTGCACTGGTCTGCGACTGGTGCGACGAGGTGTTTTTTTACAATTATTGCACGATGGTGATTGCGAAAGATGAGGGCTTCAATCGCACTCGCAACGTCGCAGTCGAAGCCGGTCAGCGTTCGCTGTTCACCGCGAAACGTCCGGGCTACGTCGCCAAGTCTCGGCTGGCCAATGTGCCTGAAGAGATTCCAGTGCTCAAGACCTCGACCTATCACGAGCTTATCGGCCAATACTTGCCGACCACGCCAACAGTTCCTTCTGTCGCTGGGTAACTGACCACGCTGTCGCGTGGAACAGGCACCAGCAAATCTGCTCCGAAAGGGCAACACTATGGCTGCGTTAGATTTCGACCCCGCAAAAGTGCAGAACGACGTGATTCCGAAAGGCGAATACCGGCTCGTGATTTCCGGTGCGGAAATCAAGCCGACGAAGGCCGGCGACGGCCTGCGACTCAACCTCAAGCTGACGGTGTGTGGTGGCCAGTACGGCAACAGGACTTTGTTCGAGGGATTGAACATCAAGAATCCCAACCCGACTGCTCAGGCAATGAGTGAGCAGATGTTGAAGAAAATCTGCGAAGCGATCGGCGTGCTGAAGTTGACCGACACCGCCCAACTGCTCAACGGGCAGGGTGGTCAAATCAGCGTTCCGTTTATGGCTTACGTCGATGTCAAAGACAACGACGGCGGCTTGCAAAACGTGCTGAAGAAGCCGCGACGGATTGCGAGCGGAGCGACGTCGACAGCTCCAGTTATGGCTTCAGCGAGTGAGAATGTGCCGCAGGTCGCTGCAAGCAATGCGGCACCGTGGGAAAAATACAATTGACGACCAAGGCACGGGGAAGCCGGGATGTGCCGTACAAATAAAGACACTGGCTTGACGGGCGGGAGAGACCGCCATTTTTCAACGGACACAAAATGAAGATCCAAACACTACCACTGCCGCCGCTATTCGCCCGCGAACGCTATCCGTTCCACCTGCTAGAGGTTGGCCAATGTTTTGCGGTCGCGTGCTGCCCGACCGCACGCCGTGCCATGCAGCAAAATCTATCGAGCATCAGTCGCAAGCCGTCGTTGCGCGGTCGCAAGTTTGCGACACGTTGCACGCCTGACGGGGTTGGCGTTTGGAGGATCGCGTGAGTCTCCCCTTCGGCACCGCCACTTCACTGATCGTCCCGCGCTATTATCAAGACGCCGCTGCGGAAGCGTTGTGGCGTGATATGCGTGACCACTCGCCCGTTGCTGTGCTTCCGACCGGATCAGGCAAGTCGATCATCGTGGCCATGCTGGCCAAGCGTACCATCGACGCTGGCGGGCGAGTGATCGTCCTGCACCCACGCAAAGAGTTGATCGAGCAGAACGCGGCCGAGTGCCGAGCGTTGATGCCGGGCGTTGATGTCGGGCTGTATTCTGCCGGACTCAACAAGCGACATACGGACCACGCGATTGTATTTGCCGGCATCCAAAGTTGTTTCGACAAGGCTCATTTGTTCGGCTCGCGTGAGATCATCATCGCGGATGAATGCCACCTGATCGCACCAGACGGCGAAGGCAGATATCGCACGTTTTTGCACGCCATCAAAGAACTGTGCCCGCACGTGCGACTCTGTGGGATGACCGCCACGGCGTTCCGCACCGGCAGCGGAGCGTTGTGCGGGCCGCAGAATTTGCTGACCAAAGTTGCCTACACGGCCAGCGTTTCGCGGCTGATGACTGAGGGCTATTTGTGCCCGATCATCAACAAACCAATGTCCAGCGAACTCGACACGTCGGGACTGAAGATCATTGCCCGAACGCATGAGTTTGACGCGGCCGACAGCGAGCGGCTGTTCGACACGGATGACCACGTCAATGCGGCTGTGGCTGAAATCTTGAGCAAGACAGTCGACCGGCATTCCGTGCTCGTGTTTTGCTCAGGCGTCAAGCACGCGGGGCACGTTGCCGAAGTGTTGGCCACGATGTCTGGCGAGCGGGTTGGCCTCGTGACGGGCGAGACTATGCCGCTCGAACGATCTAACCTGCTTTCGATGTTCAAGGCGGGAACGCTGCGTTGGCTCGTGAACGTGGACGTGCTGACGACCGGTTTCAATGCCCAGCGAATCGACTGCATTTGTGTTTTGCGTGCCACGGCTTCGCCGGGCCTGTTCGCGCAGATTTGCGGACGTGGATTCCGGGTGCATGAGTCCAAGGGAAACTGTCTCGTGCTCGACCTCGGCCAGAACATTGCCCGTCACGGCCCCATCGACGCGGACGATTACGGAATCCCGAAACCGAAGCAAACACGCGAAGGCGTGGTTGATGGCATGCCGTCAAAAGAATGCCCAGCGTGCGGAGAGCCTCAGCAGATACAAGCGAAGACCTGCACGGAATGCGGGTTCGAGTGGCCGGCCAAGCCTCGCCACGATGCGAATGCGGATATCGAGTCGGCTATTCTTGAATCACAGATCGAGCCGACGGAATACCTCGTGGAAAGTGCTACGTTCAGCCGGCACGTCAAACGCGATGCTCCCGACGCTCCGAACACGTTGCGGATTGATTACGTTTGCCAACTGGCTGAGAGCGAAGGCAACCTGACGCAAAAGACGATCAGCGAATGGGTGTGCCTGGACCACGTCGGCTTCCCAAAACGCAACGCGATCAAGTGGTGGAAAGAACGCAGCCTGGCCGAACTGGTGGAGGACGAGCAGGGCAGCTTGATCGACCCGGCAATCGACCTGTGGCAGCGTGGGGCAGTCGTGGTGGCGAGTCGAATTTGGACCGTGCCGAAAGGCAAGTTCACGCAGATTGTTCGGCAGGAAATCACAGACGAACGACCGGAAGAGTGGGCGGACGAGGGCGAGTTGGGAGAAGAAGCGTTTGATCCATTCGAGGCGGCGGAAGTTCCGTTCTAAGACGTGATCTCAAACCAAGAAAGCAAAACTATGGCCATCAACGAATCAATCCTGAACGACCTGCACAAGCAAGCCACCGCTGCCGCCGCGAGGCCGGTCATTAAGTGGGTTGATATCGACCCACGAACACTGCTGGCCGTGCTCGAACTGGCGTACCGCGCGATGCGGGATGACAGCGTGGCAGGATGCGGCGGCGGATGTTCCACAAATTGAAAGATAAATTTCGTATGTCTCGCTTTTCGTTATCCGACGACCAGACTAAAGCACTGCGACAATTCAAAACATGGCTGGCGAGTGGCTCGCGTGAATTCCGGCTAGGCGGACTGGCTGGCACCGGAAAAACCACGATTGTCAGTCAAATCTGTGAGATGATCGGCCAGTGTGATGTCTTCGCTCCAACCGCACGGGCCGCACAGGTTTTGCGAGCAAAAGGCATCGAAGCCAACACGCTACACTCGCTCTTGATGAAATTCACGCACGAAGAGATTGATGACCGTGGCCGCGTCGTCCCGCAATTCATCGACAAAAATGCTCACCGACAAATTATGGCAGTTGATGAGTCTTCGATGGTGTCGCGTGGTATGTACCAAAAAATCATGCGCTGTGCGGATCGAGTGGTGTGGATCGGCGACTACGGACAACTTCCTCCAGTCGAACAAGACGCGAGTGGATTTTGTTTAATGAATGAAGAAACGCTCAACGCGAAACTAACAACTCAACATCGACACGCCGGCAACGGAGAACTGATCGACTTCGCGAATCACTTGCGAGCAGGTAAATCACCTTCTGAGTTCGTCGCCATCGCGACAGTGACGATCAACCCACCAGTCGCGAACGGTAAGGATGTCGTGCAATATGCTGCCGAGTGTGGCGCTTCGATCGTGATTTGTTACACAAATCAATGGCGAGCAGGCTTCAATATTGAGATGCGTCGATTGCTCGATATGCCGGAAACTGGATTTTGCCAAGGCTTGAAAATTACTTGCTCGAAAAATCACTACCGAGAGAAAATATGCAACGGTGAAATGTTTGAGGTTAAGAGCAACACGGGATCAGAAATCTCGACAACCTGCGGACGAATGTTCCAAGCCACATTCGACAAAACGAAAACAAAGTGCGTGCTGGTTGAAGACGGTTTTGCCGTGACATGCCACAAGGCACAAGGCAGCGAGTTTGCAAAAGTAGTGGTCGTCGAAGATGCGATCGCCTGCCCGCATTGGAGATACACGGCCGCGACACGCGCACAAAAATCACTCACCTATTTTCAAAACCGATAGAGTAAGTAACATGGCATTCACGGATGAGGTTTACGAGAAAGTCATCAAGCTCGCTACACCGTCAGAGTTCTGGAGGTTTCCACCAATACTCGCTGAATTGCCGAATTGGGTACTTTGGTCCGCCGACAAGATTCCGCTTCAACCGAACGGGAAGCCGGCCAAGTCAAACGACCCGTCAACGTGGAACACGCTCGCGAACGTGTTGGCGGTTGCTGACCAGTTCGGCAACCGAATCGGCTTCATGTTTCGAGCGGCTGACGGGCTGGTCGGCATCGACCTCGACGGGGCAGTTTGTGATGGTGCAATCGCACCGTGGGCGTTGCGGATCGTGAAAGCGATGGATTGTTACGCGGAGTTTTCGCCGAGCGGCAAAGGCATACACATCATTTGCCAAGGGGGGTTGCCCGATGGACGCGGACGAAAAACTAAACTTACCGAACCAGCCACAAGCGACAAGCAACCAGGAATCGAAATCTATTCCAACGGGCGTTATTTCACGTTTACTGGCGACGCGATCGGAGGTGAGGTGGTGCCTGCCAGTGATGCACTCAGACGATTACTTGCCGACTATTGGCCAGCCACGATTCCCCAAACCAAAGCCCCGGTAGCGATCAGCGAGCGTGTCCGGCGTTACATGCAGACCATCCCGCCAGCCGTCAGCGGCCAGGGTGGGCACAACCGCACGCTGTGGGCGGCACGTTGCCTCGTGACGGGATTTCAGCTTTCGGCTGAAGATGCGACCAGTCACCTCGCCGAATGGAACCTCGGCTGCCTTCCGCCGTGGTCGGAGCGCGAACTGGCACACAAGATCGAAAGTGCAATCGGCACACAGTGCGACAAGCCGGCCGGGTGGCTGCTGACAGAACGTGAGCCGAGCTATCAATCGAGCGTCGTGCTCGACCTCACGTTGCCGCGTGCGGTGGAGGCGGCAGAGCCGGATGAACCTCCACCACCAGAACTCCGCCGCTTCCCAACGCGATGCCTCGCCGCGCCGGGACTGATCGGCGAAATCGTGGCATTCACGCTCGCGACCGCGATCTATCCGCAGCCCGAACTCGCACTCGCTGGTGCGTTGGCCATGATGTCGCTGATCACCGGCCGCAAAATCTGCGACCGACGCAACACACGAACCAACCTCCAGATCACGACGCTCGGTCCAACCCGCTCCGGCAAAGAGCATCCCCGCACGGTCAACGAAGGCATCCTGCGAGCAGTCGGTTGTCCGAGCCTGTACGAAGAGGCTTCAGCGAGTGCGGCCGCGTTGCATGGCTTCATGGAGGAACAACACGGCGTCGGGATGATGATGTGGGACGAGTTTGGCGACTTCCTCGCGTTGGCACGATCGAAGTCGGGTGGCAACACTCAAGCTGCTCAAATGGTCACCGCCATGACTAAAATGTATTCAGCATCCAAAGGCGTCTACAAAGCCGCCCGCTACGCGGACAACAAAAAGCAGGTCGTGATTGACCAGCCTCACTTCGTTTTGTTCGCCAGTTCTGCACCTGAAATTTTCTGGCGGCACGTCACGAGCGACTACCTGGCTGGCGGCTTCATGGGCCGAATGCTGCTCTTTCCGGGACGCGGGGCGGTGCTGCCGAACTCTGACGCGGCACCAGGGGCCGAAATACCAGCCGCGATCACCAATCAAGTCACGCAATGGCTCGCGTTCCCCGGAGACGTTGTGCCGGGCAACCTCAAGACCGCGAAAGCGAGAGTTGTGCCACACATTCCCGAAGCATGGGCAAGGTACGTTGAGCACGAATTCAAGATCGCGAAAGCACGCATCAAGGAAGATAATGTCAGGGCCGCAATGTGGGGCGGCACTGCCGAGAACACAGCCAAGCTGGCACTGCTGTTCGCGTGCAGCCGCGTTGGATTCTTCGGGCTTGAAATCACGCTGGCGGACGTTGATTTGGCAATCGCGTTATCAAATTGGCTGACCGAGCAGAAAGTAGACAGCACAGGGAAAAACGTGGCCGAGACACAATCAGAGAAGGACTACGCACTCATCGACCGCATCACGCTCGCGGCTGGACCAAAAGGGATCGCGGCGTGGAGTTTGAATCGGAAGCTCAGGTCGATCCAGCCGTATCTCCGCGACCGATACCTGCTCGACATGCTGACCAATCACGACCTCGATATCGTCGAATCCGCGACCGGCGGAACACCTCAAAAAATGTATCGGCACGTCGCGTTTCGGTCAAAACCCATTGCCAAAACCTAAAACCAGTTACCAAAAAAACTTGGCAACAGGTTTGAACCTGTTACCAATTGCCAAACCGGTCGCCAACTCGGTTGGTAACGCTAAGTCGTTGCGGCGTAAAGGAAAAGTAGACCTATTACCTATTACCATCAATAAATAGAAAACCTCTCTCTATAGGCTTTTATCATTTCCCCCTTCGCGTGCGCGAGGTTTGGTAATCAAATTGCACTCATAACGAAGCTTTTATGCGTTCCAAACTATTTTGGTAACTTTCTCGAATTGGTATCAATTTGGCTTTCTTCTCTTGCCGATAATGGTATCATTAACCCGCCAGACACAACCAACCACAAACAAAGGGACACGAAAATGACGACCAACGAACTGAAATGGGCCTTCGCAGTACAAGCCGACGATCACGACCTTGGCTCCGCCGCAGTGAAGTTTCTGCGACCGACACGCGAACGAGCAGAGTGGTCAGCGGACTTGATGCGGCAATGCGGATACCGCGCCGTAACGGTGAAAGCCTTCCTGCTGAATCAAGAGGCTGCGAGAGACATTGACACGGAGACGCTGAGAAAGATCGCGAACGAACTGGTGGCAGCATGAAAAAGAAAACGAAGGGGGACGGGCGAAAGCCCGCCCCCGTGGGCAACCCACAGGTTAACATCCGGTTTTCTGAGCCGCTTGGCACGCGGCTGGCCAGTGATGCGAAGAATGGCGGCGTGACGATCCAAGCCGTCATCATCAGCATCCTCGCCGAGCACTACCGCATCGAGGTCGCCGCTCCCAGGCGTGGGCGGCCACGTGTTGTCGAATAGGGGGGGGGGCTTGTAAGGTACTTCCGGCCAGTTTTTTCCTAGATAC